GAAAGGTATATAATTTGTCTATTTATTTAATAACACCACCAGACAGATTCGTTTCTCTTCATTCACATAGTACGTTTTAAAAACCTAGTATGTGTTTGCATATATAATATATAAGACACATCAAGGAAAAATTATGTCAAAGTATGTTGAAAAAAAATGTGTTATATGTGAAGAGTTCTTTTCTGTTCTTTATCAAAGAAGAAGTCGTGAAACATGTAGTAAAGAATGCTCATATAAGCTTCGAAAGAAAAACAAGAATACATCAAAGCCTAAAGAAAAAACATGTGATACTTGTAATAATGCTTTTTTAGATAGGACTAAGTTAAAACAACAGACAACGTGTAGAAATTGTATTCTAGCAAAAGGAGTTGCGACGAGAAAAGAAAATGGTTCTTATAATAGAACTGAAGCACAAAATAAAAAAGCTTCAGAAACTTTAAAGGAACAATACGCATCAGGAGAAAGAAAGTTTAGTCAAGAAGCTATTGAAAGTTTATCTAAAGGTCTTACTCAGCGTTGGGAGTCTGGTGAAATGAGAAAAAAGTCACAAGAAACTTGTCTTAAGAAGTATGGAGTTGATCACTGGACAAAATCAAAGGCAGGAAAGCTCAAGATGTCTTTTAAAAGAAAAGGATTCAAGTTTTCTAAAGAAGTTAGACGAAACATGTCAAAAGCTGCTTCAAAAAGAATAAAGAACTATAAAATATTTTCTTTTGGTAACGGAGGCTTTAGAGAAGACATAGGACTTTATGTTAGAAGTAACTGGGAAGCTAATTTCGCAAGAATATTAAAATATAACAATATTAACTTTGAGTATGAATCAGATTGTTTTACACTTAAAGAAGGACTAACTTATACTCCTGACTTTAAAATTAATAATATTTATTTTGAAATCAAAGGCTACATGGACGATATCTCAAGAAAAAAAATAGAGAGCTTTAAAAAAGAATATCCTGACCTAACACTTGCTGTAATTTCTGGTTATGAATATAGCAGCTTACGTCATGAGTATAAAGACAAAATATTTTGGGAAGGTAAATGAAATACGTGTAAATAACAATAATTTATTTTATAATAAAACACAAATTAAACATAGACTATAAGGCATAAAATGAATAATACATTTAATACGGAAAGGAGGTATCTAGAGAAGGTTGAACTTGAACTGCTTACACCTAACAGATTTGTTAGCTTGCATTCGCATTCAACCTTCTCGTAGATATCTACTTTTGATGGATTAGGTTACCCAGCAGATCACATTAACTTTGTTCTTTCTGAATCACAAGGCATGGATGCTTGGGCACTAACAGATCACGGCAACGGCAACGGTCTTGCTCATGCACATTCCCATGCTGTTAAAATGCAAAAAGCAGGCAGGAAGTATAGACAAATCTACGGAGTCGAGTTCTATTTCGTTCCTTCTCTAGATCAATGGACTAGCGATTACGCTGATCATAAACAATCAATCAAAGATGCAAAAACAGCTGCTGCTGCTGAAAAGAAAGGCAAAGAAAAGATCATCATTGACGCTGATGATGAGAGCGGTGGCCTTGTAATAGAGGATGAAGATGAATCCAAAAAGATTGATATACTTAAAGATGAATGGAAGCGTCGTTATCACTTAGTAGTTACTGCTAGAAATAGAAAAGGTCTTAATAACCTTTTTACGCTTGTAAAGAAGTCTTACAAAGACGGCTTTTATAGGTACCCACGTATTGACTTTAAAATGCTTAAAGAACACGGCGAAGGCTTGCACGTAAATTCTGCATGTTTAGGCGGGATTTTTAGTAATAGAATACTCCGAGGCGTTGCACATGATAAGTCACGTGATGAAATCCAAAAAGATTTGCAAAACTTATCTGATAGATTTACAGATGCTGTTGGTATTGAAAACTTTAAATTAGAACTTCAATTTAATAAGCTCAACAAGCAACATGTTGTTAACGATTATCTTATTGAGCATCACAAGCTAACAGGTATTCCTCTTATCTCTACTGCAGATTCTCACTATCCTAGTAACGATAAGTGGCAAGCAAGAGAACTATACAAGAAGCTTGGCTGGCTTGGCAAGAAAGATGGTCTAACACTTCCTGCGTTCGAAGATCTTAAATGCGAGCTATATCCAAAGAACGCTCAGCAGATGTGGGATGAGTTTCTTGAAGGTTATAATGAGCACGATTTCTATAAAGGTAATGAACAGTTAGTTAAAGAATCAATAGAAAGAACACATGATATTGTCTGGAATGATTTTGAAGATACATGGATAGATGTAAGTGCAAAGCTTCCAACTATAACTGTACCTAATAAGACACCATTCAGACACCTTTGTGACCTAGTTAAATCAGCATTGATAAGCGAAGGTTTCCACACTAACAAAGAATACGTAGAACGTGCTAAATATGAATTATCAGACATTAAGTATCTTGGTCATGAAGCATACTTTATTACAATGTATGAGATCTTTAGAAAGGCTGAAACTAAGACATTATTTGGGCCAGCGCGCGGAAGTGGCGGAGGTTCTTTAGTTAACTATTTGTTAGGCATTACACAGCTCGACTCTATTCCTTACAACTTGCTTTGGAGTAGATTCCTAGGAAGACATCGTGTTTCTTGGCCAGACATAGATACAGACGCAGGTGACAGAGATGAACTCATCAATGCAGCAAAGGAACTATACGGTGATGATGCTGTTATTCCAGTGTCAAACTTCAACACGCTTAAGCTTAAGTCTCTCGTAAAAGATATTGCAAAGTTTTATGATATTCCATTTGATGAAGTAAATAAAGTTACAGGCCCACTTCAAGATCAAGTAATGCAAAAAGCAATGGACAAGAATCAAGAAAAGTCTGTATTTGTACTTAAACATGAAGACTGCATGAAATACTCACCTGAGTATAATGAATTTATGACTGAGTATCCAGAAGTTGCTGAACATGTTGAAACGTTGTTTATGCAAAATAGAGCTATTGGCAGGCATGCTGGAGGTGTGATAATTGCTGATGCTGATGCGCTAGCAGAATCTATGCCAATTGTTGGTGTTCGTGGAGAATTACAAACACCTTGGACAGAAGGCATGAACTTTAGAAATCTTGAAGACAACGGTTTTTTAAAATTCGACTTCTTAGGTTTAACGCTTCTTAAAGATGTAGAGAATTGTATATATCGAATACTTAAGAAGCAAGGTAATCATAGTCCTACGTTTACAGATGCTCGAGCTTTTTTTGATAAACACTTAAATTGCAGGTTTGTAAAACAGGATGACAAAAAAGTATGGGAACATGTATACAAGGATGGACATTTTTGCGGCATTTTCCAGTTTACAGCAGAAGGTGCAAGAAACTTTGCAAAAGAAGCAGAGCCTGATTCAATTGAGGAACTAGCAGCATTGACTGCAATTTACCGTCCGGGACCTCTTAAGGCAAATGTTCATAAGAAATATGTTAAAGCAAAGAAAAATGTAGCAGACATAAAATATGAACATCCTATTATTGAAAAGATACTTGGGCCAACATTTAATTATGTAGTGTTTCAAGAGCAGTTTATGCTCCTAGCACAAGAGTTAAGCGGTTTCGACCCTGGTGAAGCTGACAAGCTTAGAAAGACGTTAGTCAAGAAGTCATTAGACACATTGCATTCAAAAGGATCAGAGAAGGCTATTGCTAGAGAGAAGTTTATTAAAGGCGCTAAAGAGTTAAACGATGTACCAGAATCTGTGTCATCTAAGTTATGGGCAGACATAGAAAACTTTGCTGTTTATGGCTTTAATAAAAGTCATGCTATTGCTTACGCTATTGGATCATATTATGCAGCTTGGTTGCATACTCATTATGAGACTGAATGGCTTGCAGCGATATTGCAATCTGAAAATGGAAATCCTAAAGGTATGTCAAAAGCCATTTCAGAGATTAAATCATTTGGTTATGAAATAGCTGCAATAGACATTAATCACTCGGGCACTGAGTGGGAATATTCAGAAAGCTTAGAAGCTTTTGTTCCTCCTTTGACTTCATTAAAAGGTGTAGGAGACAAAGCTGTTGAAGAAGTATTTATTAATAGGCCTTACAAAAGTTTAGATGATCTTTTCTATGATGAAGAAGGTGTATGGAAACATTCCAAGCTTAACAAAACAGCATTTGCATCGTTAACCAAAATGGAAGCGTTTAAATCTTTAGAAGAATTCCGCAATAACATATTGGAAAACCATAAACAGTTAAACGACTTAATCCTGGAAAACTATAATATTCTAAAGAAAGGTCGTTGGGGAATAACAAAGACAGCTAAAAAGAGATCAGATAAAAACGGTGATATTGTTGAGCCTGTTATTGACAAGTTGATTTCAACTTACAAAGTAGTAAGTGATTGGTCTAGAACTGAAAAGATTTCTAATTATTTTGAGTTGTCAAACGATGCTTCAGCAGACTTGCTATTTCCACCTGAACTTTTAAAGAAGCTAGAAGACAAATGCATTGATTCTATATTTGACATAGCACCAGGCGAAAGAGGAATTGGTTGGTTTACAGTTGTTGAAATTATTAGGAAAACAACAAAGAACGGTAAGCCTTTCATGAGATGGAAATGTGTTGACTCTAACAATAAAAGTGGTTGGTTAAGAGTATGGGGTAACTTTGAAAAAGATGTTGAGTATACTACTTGGCTAGTTGATGTCAAAAACGACCCGGGATGGGGTATGTCAACTACATCAGCAAAGCTTAAAAAGATTAATGCGTTTGACTAATATACAAAAAATAAATATACTTATACTTACACAAAAGCATATAAAGGCTAATTGCGATGATGTTAAAAAAAAATACAAGAAATATTGTTAATAACTGGAGAAAGTTTTTAAAAGAAAGTCATAACGTAGATGAAGATCATTATGAATGGGACATGCCTGATTTTCCTATATTTGAAAATTTTATGCCATTTAGCAATAACTACTTTAAAGACATAACTCTTCTTGATGATGTATTTGATTATATGGGATCAAAATATGGTGATAGCAGTAAAATTATATTAGATACAAACTATCCTATAGATGATACTGTATTGAAAGAAGCAGAAGATTCTTTTATATCTAGAGAATTAATCAATTCATTGCACTTTAGTTCTTGCGAAAGAGGGTTTTTTGTATTTAACAATGTGACAGTTGGATCACCATACTACTTTGAAGGCTTAAAAATAGAAGATAATGACAGGAAGATATTCTTGATATTTGAAGATGTTTTTGTAAGCGAAGTCGATAGAGAAAAATATGTTGATGAAATAATTCAGAACAATGGTTTATTTGAAAAATTAGAAGCAACATATCCAGACAATTTACAACAAGTTGAAGGAATAATAAAAAATGCAAAGATATCATTTTTTGACAATTTAAAAAGATCTTCAGAAGGCTTTACACTTAAAGATGCAAAAGAATACTTGATTGACTACTTAAGCAGTTTTATTTAGTACGCTTTTTTGAAATAAATCTCTCTGTCGTAAGATTCTTTAATTAACGAAGAAATATATTCTCTAATTAAAGCTTCTTTAACACTGTTGTTTAGCTCTTTTTGTCCTATCGGGTAATCTATATAAGGATCAATGCCAAATACTGTTTTATATGCTTCAACATAGTCACTTAACAAATCTTCAGTTGAAATTTCTGAAACATCTATTCCTGCATTTTTTGAAAAGTTTCTAATTCCTTTAACATCATTGTCTTTTAATTTATTTAAAAGCTCATCTGTGTTTAAACCTTTTCCTTTACTTTCCAAGAATCCGACTAAATAATTAACTCTTTCTTTTTTAGTAAGCTCTTTTATATCACTACTAGACATACCTCTTGTTGGCTTGCCAATAATTTCTTCTGATTTTTTAAAAGATTGTGTTTCCAAATCAATTTTATTTAAAACATGTTTTACATGATCATAATCATCTTTTAAAGTGTTAAACAAAGTAGAAAAATTTGTTTTTAAGTTGTCAAGTTTTGCGGAAGATATTACTTTTAATATTTCTTTTATTTGCAAACCGCCTTCAGTAGCTAAGCTAACTTGTAAAATAGCTGGTGTTATAAGCATTAATCCTTCTTCAAACAAGAACAGTGACTCGCCAACTATTTCGCCTAAGTCAATTACATCCATCACTCCAAAAGAGTGATTTCTTCCGAAAATGCTAGCAATTGACGGGTAAAGCATACAAGATACTACAACTATTATTATTAAACTTTGAAGTATTTTCTTTATTTTTTCGTCAGCTACTCTTATTGCCTCTTTATCTTTATCACTAATTGTTACGTCGTTTTCAACGAATCTATGAATTTCGCTCATTAAAGTTACAAACCATGAAGCAGGAACTCCTGCTATAGTAGTTATAAGATGATGAAGTGAATGCTGTAAAGATTTTAAGTAGTCAAACGCAAATCCCCAAGTACTTAAATCTACTTCGATTTTATCATCTTCAACTTTTATCAAGTCTAGACTCTCTTCTTCTTTATCTTTTTCATGCATTTCTTTTATTTTACTTAAGACGCTAGTGAGTTTTGCTTTTAACTTAGCTTCTGAAAGTTTTTTTTCATCGTCATCTTCTTCGCTGTTGACAATACCTTTTATTGCTCGAAAATTAATCTCATGTTCCCAGCTAGGTGCCTTTTCAGAGCTAGTTTGCAGCTTTTCAACCCATCCAGTCAGCTTATCAATTGACAAAACTAACTTTGGTGTATTCTCGCCTGTGTACATTACAGGCTTGTCTTCAGAAGAGTGAGGATCAATTAAAGATTTCCACGTTCTGTCACTTGGGTTTTGAATTTTTTCTTTAATGAATATAGCTACTTTTAATATAGCAGGAGCGCCTAAAGCATACGCAGCAACACCACCTTCGTTTATTACTATATAGTCTTTCTTGTTACTTCTTCTTCGACTATTAGCAATTAATGCTTCGTTCTTGGATATGAATAATTCGCTGTAAATGTCCTTCAGTCTTTTTCTATCGCGAGCTTCTTGAATATACTCTTTTGTTTTAATTGCTTTCATGCAAACCTTCTTTTTTATTGTTTAAACTAATTATAATATATTTCTCTTCGTTGTCTAGGCAAATTTCTAGAAACATATCAGCTGGATTTGTAAATAAAGTTATTATGCCACTCAGTTAATAACTATTTAAATTCTTTCCTACTTAACTTGCTCATTTATGATCCTTGTCGATTTTAGCTACCCATGGTATGATAAAATAAAATTTTATTTTTTAATAAACTCATACCAGAAACTGCGTTAGTAGAAAGTTTATACATTTCTTTGAAATACTCTTTTGTAATTTCTGAAAGTCCTAGATCATTAATGTCATTTTCATTTTTTATCATAAGCAAAGAATACGCAAACACACTAGCGGGTATATCAATGATGCCTACGCCTTTTGTAAATTCTTCTTTGTTAAAAAAACTTTCAAGTTCTTTTGCTATTCCTGACTCATATATAAACTCAGTATCATCAACACCTCGTCCATAATACATGCTAACATGTCTTCCTTTAAAGTCTACTAAGTTTTCTTGCGACAGACTATTTATTAAGTTTTGCATGTTAGTGGAAGAAACTACGTCAAAATAACCATGAAATAAATCATGAATAGCCCACGAAATTATTGATTTTAATTCTTCATTATCTTCAAACATGTTTAACTTGTATTTATTTCTATCAAGCTTTTTTCCTGTCTGTTGATAGTGAGAAATACTGTAGTCTGCAAGTAATACATTATCAAGTTGCATATTAATTATTATTAATAAATTATCTGTAGTTAAGCTATTAATTATATGTTGTTTTTGCTCTTCGTTAGTTTCACAAAGATTTAGTATTTTTTTTACATTTTTAATATTTTTATCTACTAATACTGTTTTATCTTCAACTTGATATTCGTCTCCTAAGCTTTCATAATCAGATATTTCTTGTTGAAAATCATCATACGCTTTTTCGTTTTGCTCAGTATTATGTGCAACAAATGCTATCTCAATAGGAAAATCGTTGTTAATTAAACCACTAGTTTTTACTGTTTGTGAAACTCTCTCGTTGATAAAGTTATTATGCCACTCAGTTAATAAATCTTTAAAATCTTTTCTACTTAACTTGCTCATTTATAATATCCTTATTAAAACTCTTATATGTAAATTATATATTAATTAAATATAATAAATAAAAAAGGATTTAAATGAGATTTACAAATATTTGTATTGAAGGACCTGACTGTAGTGGAAAAACTACACTTTTTAATAGACTTCATAGAGAGACTAATTTCAAGTATAACATTCAAGATAGATCTTGTATGTCTATGTACGTGTACTCAAAGTTATATGAAAGAGACAATACTTCTTTTTGGTTTGATAAAATTATTGATGATATTAAGCAGCTAAATACATTGTATATTATATTGCTGCCTACTGAAGAGACTATATTAAAAAGATTGCAAAAAAGAGGTGACGATTTTCAAGATGAAGAAAGTATTATTAAAGTAAGAAATCACTTTTTTAATCTTGCAAAAGTTGGTTTTGGATCTTTTCCAAACGTATTGGTTTTAGAAGACATTGAGAATCTAGAAGAAAAAGTTGACGTTAGCTTAAACTTCATTGAGGCATTAAATGAAATGTCAGGAAATGAGTTGATAAAGTCTGTAGTAATAAATAGTGGAAGAAATGAATTAGTAGATATAAAATGTAAAGAAGAAGTAAAGATTGATTCTTTAGACTACACAGTTTTAGATTTTCCAGATGAAAAAGAATACTATAAAGATATAATGTTGTCTATTGAACGAAAGCTATTTAGAGAGTTTGCTGGATTAAATAATAAAAACATTCCTCAAAAACATGACAGTAGAAGATTTATATATACAAATGACAGTTGTATATCATTAGTTCATGCACTTTTTAGACAAAACAGACTAGATGTTTCTGTAACCATGAGATCTTCTAACGTGATAAAAACTTTATGGGCTGATTATGAATTTCTTAAAATTTTAAGTGTTAAGATGTCTAAGCTTATGAGATTAGAAGAAGATACGCCTATTTATCTAACATTAAACATTAGATCAGCGCATATTGTGCCTTAAACAAATAGAGAAAAAAATGAGAAACCCTAGTTTTACAATTTATACTGGACCTATGTTTGGTTCAAAAACAACACGACTTCTTGCAGATGTTGATAGACTTAAATATAAAAGTAAGAATGTGATAGCTTTTAAACCTAACATAGACAAAAGATACAGTGACTCAAGAATATCATCACATAGCGGAGGAAGTATAGAAGCACATTGTATAAATGATGCTGAAGATATTTATAAAATAATAGAATCTGCCAGTATTGCTGTTGATACAATTGCTGTTGACGAAGCATTTATGATTGAAAACATTGACACAGTATTAATTAATCTTTATAGAAAAGGCTTCTCTATTATTGTGTCATCAATACAACTTGATGCAGGCGAAGTACCTTTTGAAAACATGAAAAATATTTTCCCTCTTGCAACAAAAATAGAAGTTTGTCCAGCTGTTTGTACATTGTGTGACAATGATGCATACTTTACATTTCCTTTGTTTGATATTAATAATGCATCACAAGAAGAAAAAGTAGGTGGAAAAGAACTTTATGAACCAAGATGTATGAAACATTACTTCCAGAAAGATATTTAAAAACAAAAAAGGTATTTTAAATGTCAATGTTACAATATCCAGATGATATATTAGATGATAAATTTTTTAAAGAAAAAGTATATCACAAAGGAATAACAGTAATAGCAACAGTTGGTTGTGAAGAAAGTCATATTAAAAAGACAATTAATTGCTTGACACATATTCAAAGTATGTTTGAGAAAAGAAGAATTGATATAAGCTTAGGTGACATATTTAAATATGTTCTTTTAATAGGCACTGAAGAAGCTGGAGAAGATTTTTCTAGTAAAATGTCTACAACTTACGGCTGGGATGCTGTTTTCGTAGAATCAAAAAGTCTTATAGCAATAAACAACATGTTTAACAGTAGCGTATATAAAAGAAACTTATTTAAGTTTAGTATAGAAGGTTTTGATCAAAGCTATTCTAATATGATGTATACTTTGACACATGAAATAGGTCATGCTGTTCACATGAAGTTCATTACAAAAGAAGCTAAAAGTTATTACGATGGTATTTCTAATCTTTTTATATCACTTAAGAATGTATCTTCTTCACTAGAAGATTATAAAGAAATGCTTGAAGAAGAAGCAAGAAAAGAATTGCTTGTTTTAATTTATGAAGAAGTAAAAAAATTGATCGTAGGAGAAGAATACACTCAGGCTAGCAGTTTAGAGTATGAAGATTTAAAAGGATTGCTTGACGAACAAGAAATAGCTAGAATAGATAAAAACATAGAAAGCATTGTCAAAAGTGAAGATCTTGAAGATTTTAAGAAGCATATTGAAAATAGCAGCGGATCTTCTAAAGAACATAATTTTTCAAACTTATTTCCTATGTTTACAAGTGAGTATGTTTGGGAAATTTTAAATATTATGCTTCAAAGTGAGAAAGAAAATAATATTACTCATTTAGAAGAAATAATGGGATATCTAGGTTTATATCAAAAAACAAGAAAAGAGTTTGAGACAAGTAGAAAGAAAAAGCTTTATGCACATATCACAGAATTAGTTGACAGTGCTAAAGGTAACTTTAGAAATTTTTTTATAGACACACTAGAAGAGCTTACTGAGTTAAACTTTGGTGACTTATATAAAGCATCTGAAGATATTGTTGGGGAACTTTTTGTTACAAAGTATAGCACAGAGAATACACTTGAAGACTTTGCTGAGCATTTTGCTTATTTTGTTTTAAATAGAAACATGATGAGTGATTGGAATGTTAATAGAATATTAAATACTTTGGACATGTCTAGAGCTTTTGGTAAAAAGCTAATGAAAGCACATAAAGACGTTAGAGTATTAAAAAATTATTTAAAAGTTGTAGTAGAAAATATTATAAACAAAGGTAATAAAAATGTCAATAAATTTTAACATTAGTGAATCTTATGAAGGTGTGAGGATTTATATTTCACCTGAAGCGTCAAAAGAACATTATAAAACACAAGAACTTTTAAAAGGTCTAGAAAGAGTAAAGTCTAGACTTAAATCTTTTAGAATTGAAAGACCTTTTTCTGATTTGTTTAAAGAATTAGTAATTATCAAAGGTGAAAATGAACGTCAACATATAGATAAAATTTATGGATCAAATAGAATAGGCACCTGGAGAGCTTTCTTTGCAAAGCAGTCCGAGACTATTGTTTTTGATGTTGATCATTTTAAAGATGGATATGAACTTTTAAGTACTTTAATACATGAAATAGGGCATGCAGTACATACAAATTTTGTGTCTAAAAAATCTTCTGAGTATATATCATCGATTGGGCAAAAATTTACTTCAGCTATTAAAACATTAAACACTTTTAAAGATGACATAGAAGTATATTATGATGATGATGATCTTTGTGAATCTTTTAAAAAAGAAGCTGAAGTTTGTTTTTATGATTTTACTGACTTTTTGGACACGCACTTAGATACTTTAAACTTTAGTCCGGGTGAGTCAAAGCTTTCTAAAATGGCAGAACAAATAACAAAGTTTTATGAAAAATCAAATAAATTTACGCCTATGATGGCTGTTGAAAGCATGATAAAAGCTTTAATGGGTTTTATGCCTTCAGAAGAAGGTGTGTTAAATGAATATGAATTTTTTGCTGAGTGTTTTAGAAAGTTTATTTTAAGAGAAGAAGGTTTAACAAAAAACAATATTAATATGATTATTAATGCATTTGCAATGTCTAGAGCTGAAGGTAAAGAGTTGATGCAAGCTCATAAAGATGTTAGAGTATTAAAAAATTATTTAAAAGTTGTAGTAGAAAATATTTTAAAAGTTTGATTGCGGGTCTATAGGAATGTATCTTATTCCACTTGCATTTGCAAGTTTTTCAACGCTTAAAAGGTTTCTATGATCATCATCATAGAATATGATTTCTTTAATGTTAGGATAAGCATTCAATAACATTTCGATATAAGAAGACTTATATTCAGCTGTTGAAGAAAAGTGGCTTTTAAGAGGTTTAAAAAAGAATCTGTCAAAGTTTAAGTTTTTTTGTGAAAGCAAGTTCATTGTAAAGTATTTTATATCACCATATGCACTTCTTGCTGTGCACATTGCTGTAAGAGTTGCAGGATTACTTATTGATTTTCTTGCTTCTTCTACTACGCTTTCAATCCAGAAATCATGCAGATTAATTTGATATTTTTCTTCTACATGCTCTTTGTCAAGCATTTCTGAAGATTTGTAGTCAAACTTTTTGCTTTCTTCTTTTTTAATAGCATTTACTGCAGGAGAGTCAAAAAGTGTAGAATCAAAGTCATAAACATGTAGAC